GTCATCCACGCTCGGGTCGCGCAACTGGGTCTGGATGATGACGTGGATCTGCTCCTTCGGGCGTCCGTCGTTCCAGAAGGCGGGCTGCTTGGTCTGGAAGTCGTTGACCTGCGTGGTCTCGATTTTTTCGATGACGCCGGTCACCGAGTCTCCGGGCTGGCTGTTCGCGCCGAAGTACGCTTTGGCGCTGTTGCCGGCGAGCAGGTCGCCGAGCGAGCTTAACTGGGCGGGCTGTCGTTGGGGCTGCTGGTAGCCGTAACCCTGCTGCGGGTAACCGTACTGTGGTTGTGGTTGTCCGAACATTGTCGTGTTCCTTTCGTTGTTTTTACTTGGTGAATTGGTATTCGGATTCGATTAGGGGGATGAGTCGGAGCCACTTGTCGGGAACGTCCGGCCATGGCTTAGCGTCGAACTCGGGGAGCGCGCTCATGTCGGGCCACACGCGGCCCTTGCATGAGAAGCATTTGTCGGGGCCGGCTGCGGGCAACTGTTTGATCCAGCTGTCGCGCACGTCGGGGCCTTCCGCCTGCTCCACGCAGTCCATGAGGTTGACGAGCAGTTGGGCGCGGCTCAACGCCCATTTGCCGGGCTCCGGGTCGAACCTCGTCTCCCAGGGCAATGCGTCGCCGAGACTGGTCTTGTTGCGGGGCAGGAAGTAGATGCAGTTGCGCTCCACTCGTTCGCCCTCGTTCTGCAGGCCCATGCCGTAGAGTGAGGCCTGCACCCGATACTGCTGGCTGGGGCCGTGCGCCTTGACCTTCGTGACCGTGGTGTTGCCGACGATCTTCCAATCGATGGTGCTATGGGTTTTGCGATCCCAGAGGTCGATCGATCCGGTGACGTCGTAGCCGCCGTGGAGGCCCTGCAATCGGCCTACGGTGACCCGGTACTCCGGGCGCCACTGTTCCGCGAGACAGTGCACGTTGTCCTCGCTCGTGTACGGGAACTGGGCCGCCGGCTCCCCGTTCAGCTCGCGGAACATCTGCTCGAAGTGCGCGTGCACGCATGTGCCGATGAACGGCAGCCAGCCCGGGGAGCGTCGCTCCGGCCAGCCCGCCAGTTTGGCTGCGAGACAGTGCACGCAGTCCGTTCCCAGTTCGGATGGGCCTATCTCACGTTGCAGTTCGCGTGGAGCGTTCTGGATGTCGTCCTCGATGAGCTGGCGGATCTCCGGCCATAACCTAGGTTCCTCCATCGTGTCCACCCGTGTTTTCGGCGTGACTGGCGGCTTGCCCATGCCGGGTGCCGACTGCGTCATGGGCGGCACGTCGACGGGTATCGCGTCACCCTGCTGTTGGGCTTGTGCTACGGCGAGAATGGCGTCATTCATGCTCATGGTTCTTCACCTCCTTCAAAAACTCGTTGATCTGTTTCCTAATGTCCGCCAACGCGGTTCTGCTGAGCCGTGTAATGGCCACCGCCTCGTCCGAATTGTCGAAGCGCAGCGTGTAGGTGCGGTCGCCGTCCTTCGCGATGGTTACCGGCATGCTGCCGAAGGCCATCGAATGCACGGGAAAACCGGTCTTGCCCTGCGCCTCCAGTTCGCGTATGGCCTTGTGGATGCGTCTGGCGACGGTGAGGCCCAGCTCGTCGAGCTGCTCGGAACGGATGACGTACAGGTCGTCGGTCAGCTCGTTGCCGTCCTCGTCGTGCAGGTCGTAGTCGGCGATAACGCTTTCCACGATCTGGGCGATGCCCAGGCTGGACAGTTCTGCGTTCATGAGACCACCACCATAGGCTTGCCGCTCATCGCGTAATCGGCCACCGCGTCCGCCGACAGCAGCTTCTCCAACTGGCTGAGCGGGCGCGGCCGCAACTGGTAGGCTCCGGGATACTTGGTGGCCGGGTAGGCTTTTTCGAACGTGCCGGCGTTGATGCGGCGCGCGCCCGGCTTGACCTGCACCTTCAGGTTGCCGGCCTGGTAGGTGCCGACCGGATGCGAGTCGAGAATCAGGGATTTGAGATTGTCGATTTCCTCCTGTCGGCTGGCGATCTCGGCCTGCAGTTCGACGATGCGCGCCGCCTGCGCGGCGAACAATCCTTGGCGCAATTCCCCGTCCGGGTTCACGGCCTCCGTGGTTTCAATGGTTGACGTGTCATTCGCAGTCATTTGATGTGCCTTTCACGATGATTTGGGCGTAGGTGGGATACCACGCCGTCTGATGCTTGGTCTGGTTCGTGTGCCGGTTGCAGCAGGTGACCGCCTCGTCCAGTCCGGTGGGCTTGCCGAGCGGCCCGCATGTCCTGCACCGCGGCATCCAAAGACGCCGGTCAGGCATCATGCCTGTCCTCGGAGGTGAGTCGCAGTCCGGCTATGACCTCCGCCGAAGCGTCCGGGTTGCGCAGCAGCTTCGATATGGCCGCGCCTTCCTTGACGGTCAGTTGGGCGATGGCGATGGCCGACGTGACGGCCGTATGCTGCTCGTTGGTGAGTATGATCTTGTCGGACAGCAACAGTTTGGTGGCCTTGTCGATGAACGTGGATGCGGCGTTCGTGATCCCGTTCGCGGTCGGCACCAGGGCCGCCAGTTCGAAGCTCAGGTCCTCGTCGGATACGAGCGCCTGTTGCACCATGCGTGGCTCGTTGATCGGCTTGCTCATGATTGTTCTCCTTGCTTGTTCGGCTCCCATTCCGGGAGCGGCTTGATACGGATAGAGAGGTGCGGCTCGTACTCGTGCCCGCAACACGTGTAGGGGTCGCCGCTCTTGCGCTTCCGGTAGCGGCCCTTCGACCCGTAGACCCATAGGTCGGGCATCCGCTTGCTGGCGTGGGATTCGACGACCTGCGCGTCATCCACGTAGGCGACGCCGTTCAATGAATCCAAAACCAGCTTCAGCAGGTTGTCGAGGTCGGGCCGACCCCTATGGCTCATCCAGAACTCCGCCTCCAAGCGCACGGGGCATTGGAACGGTTTCGCCTGCGGGTATTTCAACCGGAATTCCGCGAACAGGCGTTCCTCCGCCCTGACGGTGCGTTTCGGAGTGATCGCATGCCCGTTGTAGACGCGGGGCCTGCCCTTCGGCACCGGGTCTCCCGGCAAGCAGAGCGTGAACTCACTTGGCTGTTCCATCGCCGCCCCACTTCAACAGGATTCCCACGAACATGAGCGGCAATACGACCGCCAATGCGAGCGAGCCGGTTATCATCCACTGCGGCGTACCCACCGGACTGGGGATGCGACTATGCGTGCCGGCGAAACCGACCAGCCAACCCTCGCAGAACGTGAGAGCCAGTAATACGGCCGATTTCTGCCCGTCCGTTAACCTCGGCCGGGGTCGGCGCATACGCTTCTTTTTGCGCAATGCTTCGATGCTCATTCCGCAACCTCCTTGCGCTTGCGTTGGATGGCACGCAGCAGGGTCAGCGACTGGCTGAGGATCATCGACGCCTCGAACGCCAACGGGTTCTCACCCAGCTCGAACAGCGCGTGTTCGAGAGAGCCGGCCGCGTCATGCACGTCACTGGCCACATCGACGGCGTGCTGCCACTGATCGACCGGATGGAACAATCTTTCCTCCACGGTGTCCTTGTCTGGATCGCACACCGGACAATCGCACTTGCCGGTTTCCGGCTGGCGCGTCTCCTCGTCCAACTCCTTCTCCAACTCAGCCTCTCCTCCCTCAAGCAGCTGCTCCATGAGCTCCTTGAATGACATTCCCTTCGGGATCTCGACGCCGATGGCGTGGATTCCGGTAATCTTGTGTCCTGACATCACTTGTTTTCCTTTCAATGTGATTGGTGATGTTGGTGCCGGCGTGAACCTTGGACAGTGCGACGCCGGCACCTCTTTTCTCCCGGTTTTGAATCCGGGAAACCCTTATTCGCCGTAGACCAGCTCCTTGCGGCTTATCGCGCACCGCCGGTCCCGGTAGTCGATGACCTCCTGTGGATTCCAAACGAGCCTGCGGCCTACGCGTTTCGGCGCGGGCGGATACCGGCCTCCCCACTTGTCGTGGCACGACCACACGTAGAGACTGCCCTTCGAGACACCAAGGAAGCTCGCCACCTTGGCGATCGGCCAGCCGTCAAGAGACGATTCGATTTGACTACCGGCCATCACGCACCCGCTTCGAAGAGGTACCGGTGCATGACCTGGCATCGAGGACAGAGTAATTTCGGAGTCCCTTCGTTGCGGCTGCTGCGATAAACCGTGTGTTTCGGATCGTCTTTCAGCCAGCAGCCGCACAGGGTGGGAGCCCCGCCGTAAATCAGCATTTCCGGAATCCTGCCGTAATGCCACAGCAGATTCCCGTTCCGGTCGTAATGGCGTGCCTTGGGAAGCGCGCGCCTCAGATCCTTGAACAGTTCGACTTCCATGGCATCCGGCATCGTCCGGCGCTGCGTCTTCGGTTTTGTTGCGACGCTCATCACGCCACCCCCGGGAGTCGACCCTGGCTGCGCCCGTAGATGAACCGGTCGATGAACCAGTTCACACCCTTGGCGGTGAACCGCGCGTACTGGCGGTCAAGCTTCCCGTTCGCCTTGCGAGACATGACGGGTTTCAGATAGCCGGGCTTGACGGCCTTGACGGTCGGCGCTTTCGAACGCAGCTCGATATAGCCGGCACCGCGCAGTATCTCGTACACGGTGTCGCAGTTCATCCGCTTGTCGATGGCTTGGAAATGACGTGCGGCCTGTCTTACGCTCATCGTCCCGTCCGCCGAGACGAACGCCTCACCCAACAGGGCGAGAGGCCTCATTTTCTCGTTGCTGGCACGGAGTTCGAGATTCTCCCGGCGGGCTTCGCCGAGCAGGCGGGATTGGATCTGGTTCGCCTTCGCCAGAATCAACGACTCCTCATCCATGCTGTTGGTTTTGAATCGGATGGCGGCACCCTCGTTGAAGTACTTGTCCAATGCGTCGGCGGCTTCGCACTGGTAGGCCTCGATTTTCTCGCGTAGTTCCGGCTTGACCTTGCTCGGGTTGATGCCCGCGAGCCACATGGTCATCGTGCGACGGTCGATCATCGCCATCTCATAGGTTTTGCCATCCGAGCCAGTCGTGGGCATGATGACCACAACTGCCCACTTCTTCTCTTTCAGCTTTCGGGCCTGAGTTTTGTAGTCCACGCCGAGGTTTTCGCACATGCGCCTCAACGACGCCATCCACGTGTCGTTCTTGGCAACGGTTTCGATGGTGTCACCGTGGAACGGGACCTGAATCAGGGAATCGCTCATTTGAGGTCACCGTCCTTCGCATCCACTGGATCCATCTGTTCGATGCTTTCGATGTTGTTGAACGGGATGATCGTCGTCATGCTCTCGTCTGTCACAGCATCATGGTCGTTGAGCCATGTGGCCTGATAGAACGCGAAGCCGACGCCGGGGAGGACATCCACGTCAGCTGCGAACAGCTGACGGTGCCCCTTGAACCCGGTCTTGAGCAAGGTTGCCACGCAGGGGAAGTCGTCGCTCCACCATGAGGGGAGGTCGAGGGTTTCGATTTCCTTGTCGTCGGTTAGAATGGTGTTGTTCATTTGAACCTTCTTTCATTTGATCTCGGCATCCGTGGCGGCGGATGCCTTTTTCATTTCCTTGCTGTCTTCGGTCTCCACCGTGTTTGCAGTCAGCCAATCTTCGATGTCGCTTTGTCGGTACAAAACCGTTCGCGGCGTCGCTTGGATGTAGCGGGGGCCTTTCTTCTGGTAGCGCAGCTGGGCCAGATGATTGGGCTTGAGCCCGTAGTTCTCGAACACCTCCTTGGGGCTGAGAATCGGACTCATAGCAATTGCCGGCATTATCAAAACCTCCTTTCACGAGTTTTATTTATTAGAACTTGTGGGATTGAATATAGCACAGGTTTTAATAATTGGAATCTGTATGGATTACCGGCGTGTCGTGTTCTAAAATTTAGAACATGAAGATAAATGAGGTTATCGGTGCTTATTTGAAGGATATAAGGCAGAAGAGGGGTTTCACTCTTGATCGCGTTGCAACGGAAGCGCGAAGCCTCGGTGCGGCATGGACAAGCTCTAAAATCAATGCTCTGGAAAAGGGGATCTCAACGGGTTCGTTGACGAACATGCTGATTCTCGCTAAGACATTAAGTTCTCTTACCGGAGAGGACATTGAATTATCTGATTTGTTCCTAGGCGACGGCGTTATTGAGCTGGATGGAGATGCTTCCATAGCTCGTTCCGAATTACGCAAAGCACTTAACGGCAAGCCTTTCGAGCTGGATTCAACCTGGGTAAGAGTGTCAGAGGATCCCGCAGTGCAGAAAATCGCTGAAACGGTCTCTTCCTCGGTTAGCGATCTCATGCAGAAGCTTTCAGACAAGCTTTTTTTCGAAGCCGGACGACTCGACGGAGCCGCAGTGTTGAACACGGCTCCTACGCTTGCCGAACAAAGGGCGGCCAAGCAGCTTGGATTAACAGCTAAAGGCACGGCCGCCCTGTGCCAGCTTGCCTATAATCAATCGTTGGACGAAGAAGCGGCACAGCGCGCTGGAGAGCATGCGACACCTCAAAAAAGAGGAAGAGAGACTCGCATCATTAGATCAGAACTTGAGTCGTTATTGGATTACATTCTTGAAACAAAAGATTTGCCGATAAGTTGGCAAAGTGATTACGATGATGACTCTCTTCGACGCGCTGACAGCATGTCGATTGTGAACGGAACCTATACTCAGCCGGTCGAGCCTGATAAGTTCACGGTCGTTGCCGATTCCGACTATCTTGATCTTGCCGCGAAGCGTGGCGACATCGAGCGCGAGCAGGAAGCATACGAGGAAATGCCATGATCGACGTGGAGACCATCGCCCGTAAATGGGCCAACGTGTACGAGCTGGCGTTGCCGGCAGATCTTGAGGGCGGCTACGACGCGGCAAACAACCGCATACTCATCAGCGACCGGCTCACACCAATCCAACGCCGGTGCGTGCTCGCACATGAGATTAGTCATGCCCGTCACCACGACGTAGGATGCAAATGCGACTCCGCAACCGAGCGGAGAGCCGACATGGAGGCCGCACGCATGCTCGTCAACCAGCTCGAATATCAGTCCGCCGAGATTATCTTCGACGGCGACGAATGTGCCATAGCACGAGAACTCAACGTCATGCCCTGGGTAATCCGGGCATACAAAAACTGGCTGCACGACAGCGTGGCTGCATAAAGAAGGAAGAGAACCATGGGATTCAGGATTCGCAAGAGCATAAGTCTCGGCAAGGGGTTGCGGTTGAACCTCGGCAAAAGCGGAGTAACAAGCGTGACCATGGGCAAGCGTGGCGCGCCGCACGTGACCGTAGGCAAAGGCGGCACACGGTTCGGCACCCCG